GACGGGCAGAAAGGAAGATGAATTTTGGTAGATTGGAACGCTATAAAAACTGAATATATCACTACCAATACAAGTTACAGGAAACTATCAGACAAATACAACATACCATTAAACACTTTACAATGTCGAGCAAAGAGGGAAAAATGGGTAGACCTACGTACACAACATCAACTTGAAATCGAGGCAAAAACGATAAAAAAGGCCGTAAATAAAGCAAGTGACTATAAATCCACTTTATATGACCTTGCCTATAATATTGCGATACAACTTAAAAATATGACTCAAGATAGGACTATAGAGGATTTGGCAAGGGCAGGACTAAAACCAAGGGATATTACCGGTGCCATTAAGGATATAGAGGATATTCTCCACATTAAGTCTGAAGCTGATATGAGAGAACAAGAGGCAAGGATTAAAAACCTACAAAAGCAAATAGATGATGACAACGGAAATAAAGAGATAACTGTACACATTCAAGGTACTGCAAACGAGTATAGCAAGTGAGGTGAGGACCGATGCCAACGTTGACACTTCCCCCACCGAATGAAAAGCAAAAACTATTCCTCTTGGAAGAGCATAATATCGTAGGATTTGGCGGCGCTCGTGGTGGCGGCAAGTCTTTTGTCGTAAGAATGAAAGCAGACCTCTTGTGCCTTAATTATGCCGGTATCAAGTGCATGATAGTAAGAAAGACATATCCGGAGTTAACTGAAAACCACATCATGCCACTAATTGCCATGAATAATTGCTATGCACCTGATAAGAAGGATAGGATTGCATCATATAACGACAGCAAAAAGACAATGACGTTCCCCAATGGGAGCAGAATTCTATTTAGATACTGTGATACACCAAAAGATGCAGAGAGGTTTCAGGGTACTGAGTGTGATGTACTTTTCATAGATGAGGCTACACACCAAAGTGAAGAGAATATGCGTAAACTCACGGCCTGTGTGCGTGGTGTAAACAATTTTCCCAAGAGAATATATATGACTGCCAATCCCGGTTCGGTTGGGCATCAATGGTTTAAGAGATTGTTTATTGACCGTAAGTATGAAGCCGGTGAGAATCCTAATGATTATGTGTTTATTCAATCTCTTGTGACAGATAACAAAGCACTTATGGAAGAAGACCCTGACTACATAAAGAAGTTGGAGGCGTTACCACCTAAACTCCGTATGGCATGGCTTGAGGGTAGATGGGATGTATTCGAGGGTGCTTTCTTTGAAGAGTTCAGGACTACACCTGACCCACAAAGTTGTCATGAAGCAGGGATAACAGAAGAAGAGGCGCTTATAGAACATAGATGGACTCACGTTATAAAGCCCTTTGATATACCAAAAGATTGGAAGATATACCGGTCCTATGACTGGGGATATGGTAAGCCATTCTCTTGTGGTTGGTGGGCTGTGGACTATGAAGGAGTCGCATATAGAATACTTGAACTCTATGGGTGCAATGGTACACCAAACGAGGGTGTGCATTGGTCGAACAAAGAACAATTTGACAAGATTGCAGAGATTGAGCGAGAGCATCCCTACCTCAAGGGCAAGAGAATACAAGGTGTGGCAGACCCGTCTATATGGGATGGCTCACATGGTATCTCGGCAGCAGAAGAGGCGGATAAACATCAATTATGGTTTGAAAAAGGCATAAATGACCGTATTGCCGGGTGGATGCAAGTACATGAGCGATTGCGATTTGATGAGAATGGCAGGGCTATGATGTATTTCTTTGATACTTGTAAGGACTCTATAAGGACTATTCCTCTCATGATGTATGATGAGCATAAACCGGAGGACTTGGATAGTGATTTAGAAGACCATGCTTGTGACGAGATACGCTATTTCTGTATGATGCGACCGATAGCACCGAGACAGATAGAGAAGAAAGAACAACCGCTATATGACCCTCTCGACCAATTTGTTGAGAAGGGCAAATACAATAGAGCAATATTTAGGAGGTAATAATGGAAAAAGAGAATATTCAGGAGGCTCAAGCGCCACAGGAACAGCAGCCAAAAAACGAATTGGAGATTAGGGCAAGGAACGAAATGGCAATGCTTGAGCAAACGGCAAAGAAAAAGCAAAAGCAAGCACAAATGAAGCCTAAAATCAATACAGAAGTAGTTAGAAAAGCGTCTGAAATCCTTCGCAAGTATAAGTCGGGTAAAGCTCGATTAGAGGAAAAAATCATTGCAAACGAAGAGTTTTGGAAGTTAAGACAGTGGAATTATATGAATGACGATACAGATGACTTTAAACCGGCAACCGCATGGTTATGGTCATGTATTCAAAGTAGATACTCTGATGCTATGGATAGTTATCCCACTTGTAACTTCCTCGCTCGCCAAAAGGATGATAAGCCCGAGGCACAAAAACTCTCTTCAATTGTCCCGGTTGTTCTCGAACAAAACAGATATGAGGATGTCTATTCCGATGTGGTGTGGTACACCTTAAAGCATGGTGGAAGTGTGCAGGGCGTATTTTGGGATGGTTCAAAGCATAACGGCCTTGGTGATGTATCTATCAAGAAGATTGACTTCATAAATCTATTTTGGGAGCCGGGCATTACAGATATTCAAGAGTCACAAAACGTATTTAATACAGAGTTAGTATCTAACACTATATTAGAGCAACGATATCCTCAATGTGTTGGTAAACTTGGCGCTAAATCTGTCACTCTTGCAAAATACCTTTATGATGACAATGTTGATACTTCGGATAAGTCGGTTGTTGTCGATTGGTATTACCATACATACGTTAAAGGCAAGAAGACCCTGCAATATGTAAAGTATGTGAATGACATCGTGCTTTATGCTACAGAGAACGAGATAGAAGGACCGGAGAAAGTAACCGTAGACCCTGAAACCGGTATTCCTATCACTGTACCGTTGGGCGAGCCTTTGGCAAAGAGAGGTTTATATGACCATGCACTCTATCCCTTTGTTGTAATGTCACTATATCCCATCGAGGGTAGTATTTGTGGTTATGGCTTAACCGATATAGGCCGTGATACACAAGTACAAATTGATATGCTTAACAAGGCAATCATGGATAATGCGGAGGAAGGTGTGTCCCCTCGTTACTTCATCAAGGGTGACGGTACTGTAAATGAGACAGAGTATGCCAACAAGAAAAAGAAGTTTGTTCATGTAGAGGGCAATATTGGAGAGGAAAACATCAGACCGATTGATACAAAGAAATTGGACTCAATCTATGTCAACCTCCTCAACCAAAAGATTGAAGAACTCAAATACGTTACAAGTAACCAAGACTCAAACAATGGCGTGGCACCGAGTGGTGTAACCGCCGCCTCTGCCATTGCTGCTCTTCAAGAAACTGCCGGTAAAAATGCAAGAAGTTCAAACAAAACATTCCATAGAGCATTTAGGGATATATGTTATCAAATTGTCGAACTCATTCGTCAGTTTTACGATATTCCTCGCACATTCCGTATAATGGCGGATGGTATGAAGGAACAGTTTGTGCAATACGATAACAAAGGCATTGTACCACAAGAACAACAGACAATGGGTGCAGATATGGGCTTGAGATTACCGGAGTTTGATATAGATGTCACCTCAGAGAGAGCAAATCCGTATAAGAAGATGGAAATAAATGAGCTGGCGCTTACTTTCTACAATAGTGGCTTCTTCAATCCACAAATGACAGACCAAGCGCTCGCCTGCCTCAATATGATGGACTTTACAAAGAAGGAAGACGTCATCAACAAGATACAGGAGAATGGCACTCTTGCCGAGATGCTTCTATTGTATCAGCAAATGGCTTTACAGTTTGCAAACCAAATAGACCCTGCATTAGGTGAACAGGTGGCAAACCAAATTCTCTCGCAAGGCGGACAACCTATTCCTCATGGTGATGTAGCAAACATACAAACCGAAGGTGAAGAGGCTGCACACATGGAAAAGGCAAGAAGTACAGCAAGAGCATCCACACAAGCAGATTAGGAGTAAACCATGATAAATATAACATTTGATGCAAAAAGCCTAAAACTCAAGGTAGAAGGACACGCAAACCATGGTAAAAAGGGTGAAGATATCGTCTGTGCGGCGATATCTACCCTCTTTTATACCCTTGGTGAATGTTTGATGCAGTCAGAAAAAATGCTCAAGTCCTCCCCTACTTTCAAAGACAAGGACGGCAAGGGTGTTGTTTGTTGTACACCTAAAAAGGAATTTGAGGGAAATATAGTCCGCACATATTGGACTATTCTCACCGGAATGGAACTTGTGGCAAACAATTATCCCGATAATGTAAATTTTAAAGTAGAGGGTTAGAAATAACGCTTTATAAGATATTAAAATATATTCATAAAGGCTCGCACCCTTATAGTGCAGAACGAAAGGAGCATTAATATGCTTAAAAAAATATGGCTCAACCTACAGTTGTTTGCTGAAGGTGGAGATGGTGGGGATGGTAGCCCCACATCTACTACCGGAGAACAAGGGGTTGACAATACGGGAGAAAACATTCCAGCCTCCATCCCCGAGAAGGCGAAGAAATATTATCAGAAGGCCATGGAGAAAACAAAATCCAACACAAAACCTTCTGAACCGGCTCAACCTACCATAGAGTCAAATGCAACAGAAAAGACATCTTATGCTGATTTGATTAAGTCAGATGAGTATAAGGAAGAACACAAAGCCTACATGGATAAGACAATTGGTGAAAGACTCAAGAAGTACAAAGGTATGGAAGAAGACCTTGGAAAACATAAAGAACTTCTTGAAATCGTTGCCAATAAGTACGGCGTTAAACCTGATGATGAGAACTTTCTAGAGGTACTTCACCAAAAGATTGATGCCGATGACTCCTATTATGAGAATTATGCTATGGAGCATGACATGTCTACCGAGGAGGCACGAAGAATTGTCACCATGGAACGGAAAGTTGCTCAAGCAGACGCTCAAAAGGAGGCTATGGAAAAAGAAGAGCAGAGACGTCAGCATCTTATGTTACTCTATAACAATGCTGAGAAAACAAAGGCTCAATTTCCACAGTTTGACCTCGATGTTGAAATGCAAGACGAGAAATTCCGAAGACTTTGTGCGGTGAATAATGGAGATACAACCGCCGCATATATGGCTTGCCATTATAACGAGATTATCACTAACCAAGTGCAAATGGCTACACGTCAAGTGCAAGCCCAAACTGCACAGGCAGTGGCCGCTAACAAGGCAAGGCCTATAGAGAACGGTTTAAGATCGGAAGAG